ATATGGTGGATCTTCCACCTACTGATGAACATTCTTGTCCAAGGGACTTTACTCCCGAGGTCCAAGCCGAAATCGCTAGAGTTCTCACAACTGCTGATGCAGGAGAATTTCTTAATATGATTTTTGGGGCTAGTTTGAAGGATGAACCAACAAAATTGACCAAAGATAAGGTGCGTGTTTTCCAAGCTGCACCACTTGCCCTTCAGTATGCGATCAGGATGTACTTTTTACCTATCGCACGATTTTTGTCTCTATATCCACTTATTTCAGAGACTGCTGTCGGAGTCAATTCACATGGTCCTGAGTGGGATGAACTTTCCCGCTTTATGGCCCATTTTGGAGACGACCGAGTTATTGCAGGAGACTATTCTAAATATGATCTCCGCATGCCAGCGCAACTTACTATTACTGCGTTTGCGATCATGATCAAAATCGCGACTTGGTCTGGCAATTATACACCAGCTGATATTAAAAGGATGCGTGTTATTGCACATGACGTATGTACCCCTTTGGTTGCTTATAATGGAACGCTTATTAGATTCCTAGGCACTAATCCTTCGGGGCAAAATATGACTGTTTATATTAACAGTATCGTCAATTCGCTCTTGCATAGAATTTGCTTTTTTGAGGCCTACTCTGTAACGGAGTTAACAACAATTGGTAAAGAGCTTTCTCTGGGACGCCCAGCGCGCTTCAGAGATTTAGTGACACTCATGACCTACGGTGATGATGCTAAAGGGTCAGTTCGACCTGGTTACGATAAGTTCAATCACGTGTCAATGGCTAACACATTGGAGGCTAACGATATGAAATTTACCATGCCTGACAAAGAGTCTGCACCTCGCCCATTCATGTCTCGATATGACGCTGATTTTTTGAAGCGTAAAGACAGATTTGATGAGGATCTTGGTGTATTTGTGGGAGTACTCGATGAGTCTTCCATTTTTAAGTCACTGCACTCAATTTTAGAGTCAAAGGAGGTGACACCTGAAGAGGTTTGTACTCAAAATGTGGATGGAGCCCTCAGGGAGTGGTTCTT